AGGGCTACCCCTGTGCCCCTCTTTTATGTATACCGTCAGCAAAACTAGTTTTTTGAAAAAGGAAAAGCCTTGAAAACAAATACAAAAGCATTGTGGCATACTTTGTATCCGATTAGATACGAGGCTTGAAACTTTATGGGTGGCAAAGGTAGTGGAGGACACAACAGGAAACCTGTTGAACGCAAACGCCGTATCGGGAATCCTTCGGGGCGTAAGTTACCTGAGGTTGTTCCTATGGCTGATATAACTACGATTACTTCAAGTCATATCCCTGAGCCGACACGCCCGTTGGGTAAGCAGGGAATGAATCTTTGGAATCAGGTGTGGACTTCTGGTGCTAGTTGGCTTAAACAGAATATGGACACCGAACTTGTCTTGATGTTGTGCGAGGCTACTGAGGAAAGAACACGGTTGAGATATATGTTGAAAGAGAATCAAAGCCTGTGGCGTGAACGCCGTGCGCTTCGTGAAGTAGATCGTCAGATCATTACACTGTTAGGGCAGGTAGGATTCAGCCCATCTGAGAGAGGATTATTAGGGACAGGTGAAACAACAAAGCACGAGTTCAGCGACCTTGCAAAGCGTATTGCCGAAAAGCGTTCAGCCAGCCGATAAGTGGAAACCTGCATTTTATACGCAGCGCAAGAATCGTTCTACTGACGGAGATGAGATAATTAACTTTGCTGAAAACTA